TACGTGTACGCGGTTAACAGACTTGCCAAAAACAAATGTTTTAAAGTGACCATGCGCGCCAACCATTCGAGTATCTAAAGATCGCCAACGCTGACCGCAAATTGTCCTCTAGGTCAAATAGGTCGTCGCACGTGCGTATCAAACCGTAGGCCTGCAAGTAGCCGTTTGCGTAATACTTTGACGGTTTGCACCAAAAGTAGTTAATTTGCATAGCGCCTGCGCTGCCGCCGTTAGGGTCACGCGGGTTGAACGCGTCAGGTTGGCAACGGCTCTCACGATACGCAACCGCAACCAGTTGGGTTAGGTCTTGTTCTGCCCAGCCGACGTGTCGAGCCATGTCAAACACCGTCTGACACGCGTCAGGTTGCGTTATAGGCGTAGTAACAACCGTGGTCGGCGGTACAAGCGCTGCAGGCTCTAAACCTTGCCAAACGGTTATAGGCGCTGGCTGGGTTTCTGACGGTGTTGGTGCTGGGGGTTTGTGTAGTACGAAGATTGACGTGACGCTAATAAATAGCGATACGGCAAGTTTGGTGATGAGTGTCATAAGTGACCTACTTTCTCGGTAGGTCTATAACCTTAGACGGGTTTTGTTGGTGATGTGGGGAATACCCCGAAAACCGTTATCCAGCGCTGTTTTGCGATCATTGCGTCGTTGGCTACGTGCGGGTCAATTTCGATGTGATACCAGTCGCCCTGCTCGACTGACGGTAGTGGTTGCCATGTGCCGCGATCGCATTTCCATGACCTTTGCAATGCGTAGTCAATTACAAGTTGTATGCCCAAATGGTCTGCGTTTTCTAAACATTTGACAATAAACGCTAGTGACGCTTTGCGGCCGTCTTGTTTGCCTAACTTTTTTTGGTTTAGCCAACGGTACGACAAATCCATTGCCAGCCCTCGAGCGTGATTGCTGATCGTGCCGGGTCGGTTTTTTATATCACGGTGTACGAATGTGCCGTTGTTCCACAAACTGCCGTTGCTGTGTTGGCAACAAAGTTTTGCCCATTCGGTCGTGCCAGCCAGCGCCGCTTTAACAACTGGCTGTTGCGTGATTGTGTACGGTCTATTCGGCATCGTTTTTTGCTTTAGTTTTTATGCCGTTTGACGCAACAATGCCAGCCAACGTACCTGACAAAAACGTGACGATCGTTGCCATAAGTGAAATAAATTCTTTGTCGTTTGGTGCTTGTTCCATCGGTTGCGATATAAATAGCAGGCCGTACACAAAACCAATAACAACTACGGCAAATACGACTGCTAGCAATACGCCTACGGTTACAACCATTCGAGCGTGTAACTCGTTTGGTGTGTATCTGTGCCGGGTCATGGTGTTATTCCACAACGATCAGGTACGTTGCAGTTGTTAAGCGTTATGTTTTTGACGCGCGATTTAACGGTGAGTGTGTTGTCGCGTGTTGTTTCGCAAGCGGTCAGCATGAGTATTAACGCAAACAACTTGTATCGCATTGCATTATTGCTCGTCGTCAGGCTCGATTGTTGGTGACGGCACAAATTCGCCGTATTCGCCTGCGTTTGCATCAAACAAAAAATCGAAACCTGCGTAATGACCGCGAAAATTTGCGTGATAACTGGTCTGTAGCCACGTGCCTTCGATACCTAACGACGCAATAAATTTTTGGCCTATCGGTTCGCTTTCGGGAAATTCGCCACCACCGCAATCTTCATTTGATACAACAATAACTTGTTGTACTATGTTGTTTTGTATTTTCGCAAAATGTGCCATAACTAAACCTTAAACCTGACATAAACAATTCCGCTACCGCCCGCTTGGGCTGTGTTGCCAGCGCCGCCACCGCCACCACTATTTGCTGTGCCTGCTGTTGCTGCGCCTCCACCGCTAGCACCTGTGCCACCACCACCCGAACCGCCTGCGCCGCCTGTTGTGCCTTGTCCGCCGCCCCCACCTGATTTTACAAGTGTTGAACCAGCGATAAATGCGCTGACATCATAACCAGCACCACCAGCGCCGCCCGTTGACGTACCAGCATTACCCGCACCGCCGACGGCTGTAAAACCGCCACCACCGCCGCCCGCATTAGTACCACCCGAAGCGCCACCTGCTTGACCTGTAACAACATCAACTGACGCAGCACCACCCGCTGCGCTTGCGCCAACATTTGCAGCAGCACCACCACCTGAACCACCGACAATACCAACACGAGTAGACCCAGCACTACTACTACCACCACCACCGCCACCAATAATCGACAAACTTAACGCTGTAGAACCAACTGACGAACCAAAACCGTTACGACCAACGCCACCGCCACCCGCGCCACCAGCACCAACATTTATAGTCGCATTGGCTGTTAAATAAATTGTTGACTGCAAAATACCACCACCACCGCCACCGCCACAACTATCGGAGTCGGCTCTTTGACCGCCACCGCCACCGCCGCCAACTAACAAAACATCAAACAAACCCGATTTAGTAACTGTCAAAGTGCTTGTGCTTGTAAAAGTTAAAAGCGTGTAATTTATGCCGCCAACCGTAATACTCGAAGACGAACCGCCTGTTGCTGAACCGTAGGCGCTGCCGCCCCCTAAATTAAAAAAAGTAAAAGTTGACGCCGACAATGCAAGTAAATAGCCGCCCCCATATTGCGCCAAAGCAAGCGAACCGCTTGTGTTAATAGTTACGCCCGCACCCGCAGTAATCGTGCAAGTGCCAGCGCCTTTGTTAGCGACCTGAATAACGTCGCCAACGGTAAAAATCGAGTTGTTTACTGTGATCGTTGTAGCGCCTGCCGCGTTCATAATTGTGCGTTTAGTTTCGTCGCCTGCGATTAAAACGTAACTAGCGGTCTTGTCCGATATTGGCAAATTTTGTATGTCATTTAATTGCTGAGCGGTCAAAACAGACCCGGCCACAAATGGATATGGTGTTGTCATATTTGCCTACTTTACCCTAGAACGTTGTCAGCGTTGATGATACCAAACGACAAATCGTCAAGTATTAACTCGTAAACAACGGTAGTTGGCGACGTGTAATAAGTAACGCTATGCCCTGCGTTAACGCTGATCGTATGCTCAATGCCCTCGACTGCCAACTCTTGTGCTAACTGCGTAGTCGTTACCCCAGACACAAAAGACTTTTGAATTGTGATTGTGTCGCCTACGTCAATCACGGCAACCGTGTCACGTTGCGCGCTAGTCAACAAAGCAAACGACGTGGCTAATGACGTGTAACGTGCCTCGGGTTCAGGGTCAAGCAAATAGACCGCCAAGTCAAGTGCGGCGCTGTCGTTGTGTAAAAGGCTGTTAGTAATGCTGTAAGTCTGCACAAAATATTTTGTTTGACTACCAGCGTCGTCAGCGACTTGCGGATTGTTACTGCCCAATATTTGTACGACTGCACGGTTGGTTACTTGATCGGCTTCAAAAGTTATGCCTACGCCGTTGTACGGAATGTTTGTGCCGTCGTCATGAAAGTCTGCTACCGCTGGGGTGAGCGTTGTGCCTAGTCGAGCGTCAAACACTAGATCGCCGTCACGCGACATGAACAGGCGACCCTGTTCAGCCTCGTTCACGTCAGACAAATAGCCAAGCACGTTTGTGCCCTGAGCGACCGTAAACGCCGCTGCACCGCCAAGCGTCTGAGTACCTGTAGCAATGTCACGCGTTAACGCTGGAAACGCAACCTCAGGCCGATCAAGTACCGCCGTGACTCGAGCGCTAGACAATTCCTCGCTAACGTTAAATTCGTCTAAATATGTTTGTGCTAACAAATAGAAATCGTCTGCACAAAAAACGGTCACGGTGTCAAGACCGCCCAATGCAAAGTTGTAGTCATAATTTACGATTACGCCAACAAACAAATATTCTTTGACGTTCAGCGAACTGTAACGCGATAGGCGCACTCGACGCATAGGTGCAAGACCCGGTTGCGCTTGCGGTGTGTCGTAGTACGGCGACTGCGTATCAAACGGGTTAAAAATACCTGCCGTGTCAAGCATATTAAACGACATAGTGCCAGCACTAAATTGATCGCCTTGATCGCGTCGCCCACGCTTAACCGTGATGCTGTTAACGCCATCAAGCACGCTCGCAAAATCTGTTGTACCGTTCAACACGTAGGTTGTGTTATTTAGCAAACCTGCAACTGGGTCGTCAAGCAAAAATGCGTCTTGCACAAACCCTGTGTCAATCTCTAGGTCATAGTTGCCACTAGCAACAACGGCTGTACCTGCCATTACGACGCAATCTGTAAGTCGAGTGGCCCGTTAGTGCGCTGGTAGGCCAACAAACTGTTCAACACGCTTTGCCCGATCTCGGCGCTCGTTGACATACCGCCAGTCACGTTGATTGTTACAGGCGACGCGCCACGCGCTGCAATGCGCTCAGCCATGCCAAACGTTGTTAGACCGCCTTGTATGGTCATTAAATCGCCGCCGCCACCGACACCGCCACCGCCACCACCAGCGCCGCCACCATTGCCGCCACCGCTACCAACGCCACCGCCAATGATCGGGGCAACACTCGGAATAGACGCGCCTGCCTCTCGAGCCATACGATCAGCCGTACGCGTATCGCTGGTAACGGCTGTAGCACCACCGCCACCGCCACCAATACGACCCAGCGCAATTGTCGGCAAACTTGGTATGTCAGCAAACGGGCTAATTAAATTCATGCCACGAATAACAATGTTGATTGCACCAATAAACGAATTGGCAAACGTCTCAAACCCTGCGATCAAGCCGTTTAGCACCGTGTTGACAATGTTGCGAAATGTCTCAAATTTTGTATACGCAAAAGTTAACGCGGTAACTAACGCCGCAATACCTACCGCGATTAAACCGAACGGGTTTAACGCCATTGCGATATTGACCGCAACGATCGCCGCTGCGACTGCTGAGATTGTGCCGGCAATAATCAAAAACGCTTTAGGATTGCGTTGCGCCCAGTCAGCCATTGCTTGCAAATATGGCAACACTTTTTGCAACACGGGTAGCAACGCCGCACCGAT